AAAGCCAGCAAGTGTTGCGGCCGCTACAGTAGGTCCCGGAATAGCTAATATGATAACTGCTGGTTCTGTATTTGGAGATGTAATCACAAATTCTATGGATGAGAAGACATTAAGAAGCTTGCGTTTTCTTATGCCCCAATCAAACAATCCGGCATTAGACCCAATATATGATGGGGTTTTTGGTCAGTAAGTGAATTGTCAATACACAGACAATAGGAGATAAAAGAGTATGGCTACTATACAAATCGCAGATAATGATGCACGAGTACAATATACGCAAGCTGTCGTTGCAAATACGACACAGCTTACTATTGACTTTCCATTCTTTGATCTGGACGACATAAACATAATTGTTACTTCTGAAGCTGGTGTTGACACAACATTATCAAGAGGTACTGGCACCGGGACATTTGCCGTAACAGGTACTTCTGTTGACGATGGGTTCTCTGGTGGTCATGTTACTCTTGGCGATAGTTATGCTAGTGCTTCTACAAAGTATACTATCTTTAGGGACATTCCTGTTTCAAGAACAACTGACTTTCCAACATCAGGTCCTTTTAACATATCATCACTTAATACTGAGCTAGACAAAATCTTTGCTGTTGAGCAAGAGCTTGAGACAAAGATTACTAGAACCATGCGTCTTGCTGATTCAGACACTGCCGCTGATCTGGCATTGCCTAACCTTGATACAAGAAAAGGTACTGTACTTGCTTTTAATTCTACTACAGGATTACCAGAAGCTGGACCTGAGATTGCTGACATTAGTACTATACAGGCTATTACTGCTGATATTTCAACACTGGCTGATATTGAAGACGGTACTGATGCAACAGATGCCATTCAGACTGTTGCTGGCATTGCGGCTAATGTTAGTACTGTTGCTGGGGTTTCGGCTAACGTAACAACTGTTGCTGGTCAAACGACCAACATGCAAAACATTACAGACAATCTTAGTGATGTACAAAATGCCGCTACAAACGCTACAAATGCGGCCGCAAGTGCAAGCGCGGCTTCTACTAGCGAAACTAATGCCGCTACAAGCGAAAGCAATTCGGCATCAAGCGCAACTTCTAGTGCAAATTCAGCTACTGCTAGTGCATCATCTGCAACAGCTAGTGCGGCAAGTGCATCAGCGGCATCTACAAGCGAGTCAAATGCCGCCACATCGGAATCAAATGCCTCGACATCTGAGACTAATGCGGCATCAAGCGCATCCTCTGCCTCGACCTCTGCCTCAACTGCAACAACTCAGGCTGGCATAGCGACTACAAAAGCTGGCGAAGCGGCAACATCTGCCACAAATGCGGCTACTTCAGAGACTAATGCGGCTACATCAGCGAGTGCGGCTTCTGCGTCACAAGTTGCGGCTGCTGCAAGTGCTGCATCTGCGGCATCAGCCTTCGACAACTTTGATGACACCTACCTTGGCTCATACGCTACAGACCCGACCGTTGACAATGATGGTGATGCACTCACTCAAGGCGACTTGTACTTTAACAGTACAGCTAATGAGATGCGAGTCTATGATGGTGGTAGTTGGATTGCGGCATCATCGGCTGGTGGTGTTTCATTGTTAATGTATGAGTATACAGCGACTGCGGCTCAGACTACGTTTAGTGGTGCTGACGACAACGCTAATACTCTTAGCTATACAATTGACAACATTATTGTAACCCTTAACGGCATTACGCTTGACCCATCTGACTACACTGCAACTAGCGGAACTAGCATTGTATTAGCTTCCGGTGCGGCTCTGAATGATGAGCTTAACATTATAGCCTTTAAGTCATTTACTACTGCGGATATGGTGTCAGCCACAAATGGTGGTACTTTTGGTGGGAATGTGACTGTTAATGGTACACTAGCCGCAACAGCGGTTACTGGCGATGGCTCTGGGTTAACAGGACTTAGTTCAGACCTTGTGGACGACACAACGCCACAGCTTGGCGGTGACTTAGACCTTAACTCATCTGACATTACTGGAACTGGTAATGTGACTATTACAGGTGCGGTAACGGCTGATGGGCTTACGGTAGACACCAACACACTTTACGTTGACAGCACGAATAATCGGGTGGGCATTGGAGACAGCACACCACTAGACAAGGTTCATATTTACGAGTCTGTTAACAGTGCGACAGCAACACAACTATTATTGCAAAATGAAGGCGCAGGAAGTAACGCCGCTGGCATCGCCTTTCAGGTAAGTAGTAGCGGTGAAACTACAGGCTTTGCGCCTAAAGCTGGCATTGTTTTTGAGAGACAACTTGCTAATGGTGGTGGGAGTCTAAAATTCTTCAACGATGGTGTAAGTGACACAAATGGTTTTTCTGCGACTGATGAGGTTATGCGCATCGACAGCAGTGGCACAGTAACAGCCACAGCTTTTGTTGGTGATGGCTCTGGGCTGACTGGTCTTAGCAGTGGTGCTGTTGGCCTTACTGATGTTGGTTCGTTTATAATGGGAAGAACAACAGACACAGCTACGCGAGCCGCAGGAACAACATTAAGTGCATCTTTAGTGCGTTACTCGAACGTATTGGCTCAGGCATCTGGGACACCTTCTGGTACTTTAAGAGTTCACGGATATACTAACGGTGGTAATACTTCTACAAGAACCTCAGTATTTCAAAGGATTAGCTAATGAACATTACATACACAAATGCAAGAAACCCACAGTGGGGTAACTTGGCTCAAACCTTCATTGAGATTGAGGTAAATTTTGACCACCTCGATGAAGAGTATGTTGATTTTGCGGCTAACCCATTAGACACAATGGCTCACGGTGTTGAGATTTACAATCGTGCCGTAGCTGGTGACTTTGGTGCAGTGGCGGCTTACACACCACCAGCAGACATGACTGGCGAAGATGCAATGGCAATGCTTAGAGCCGAGCGTGATGCCCTGCTTACAGCTTCTGACTGGATGGTACTGCCTGACCGCACACCAACCGATGCACAACTAGCATATAGACAGGCTCTGCGTGACTTGCCTTCTGACTACCCAAATGCTTACAAGACTTGGGATGAGGCAAGTTTTGATTATGTTTGGGCTGACGTTACTTGGCCTACTATGGGAGGTGTATAATGAGTAAAGCAAGAGATTTAGCTGACTTACTAGATGCTAATGGTGACGTTGATGCTGGTGCTTTAGACAACGTACCAGCGGCAGATGTTGTTAACGACACCACACCCCAGCTTGGCGGTGACTTAGACACCAACGGCAACGACATCAACTTTGGCGACAACGACAAGGCTATCTTCGGTGGGGAATTGCAGATTTATTCTGATGCAACTCACGCTAGGATTGTTGAAAATGGAACTGGTCAGTTAAAGATACAGGGCGACAATATGCAGTTGCTTACGTCTGATGGCGCATCCACATATTTGGAAGGCAATGCGTCAACCAGCGCAGTCACACTATATCACGCATCTAATTCGCCTCGCCTCGCCACCACCGCCACAGGCGTGGATGTCACTGGCACTGTGACGGCTACATCATTTAGCGGTGATGGCTCATCATTGACTGGCATTGCTGCTGGTGGTCCTGCAACTATGTCGATGTTTAATAATAGCGGAACTTGGAATAAACCTGCTGGCTGTAACCGTGTAAAAGTGATTGTAACTGGTGGCGGTGGCGGCGGCGGTGGCGTGAGTAACGTACAAAGGGCGGCGGCCTCTGGTGGAGGCGCAGGGGGTACTGCAATAGAAAATATTGATGTATCTAGCGTAAATTCTGTTAGTGTTACTATTGGTAATGCTGGCAGTGGAGGTACTACTGGCGCGAACGCAGGTAATGCTGGTGGTGCTAGTTCATTTGGGGCATATTGTTCTGCCAATGGTGGTGGTGGCGGAACAGAAGCCAACTCCGAAGCGGCCAGTGCGCAACCCGGAGCAGGTGGTAATGGCTCTGGTGGAACTATAAATGCTAGAGGTGGTGCTGGTGGTTCGGGTCATTCTTCCCACACAATGAGGAACAACAGCCCAGCTTTTTCCACACTTTCCAGTGGTGCTGGAGGCAATAGTTTTTATGGTGGTGGTGGGCGAGGAAGAGGCCAGTTTGGTAGCGGAGGAGGTGGCGAATCTGGTAGCGCACCCGGTGCTGGTGGTGCTGGCGCGTATGCGTGGCAAAATAATGCAAATGCCGCAAATGGCGGTGCTGGCTCTAAGGGTGCTGTAGTCGTGGAGGAATATTATGGGTAAAAAAGCATTGATTGAAGGCACTAATGTTGTGCAAGTTTCGGATGAGGCTTTTGAAGTACACCCCTCGCTGGTCTGGGTTGACTGCTCTGATGACGTAGAATATGGCTGGGAATATGACGGGCAATCATTTATAGACCCAGCTTCTTTAGCTAATGTATTGTCTGACGATGAAAAGCTGGACGAGTTAAGGCTTCATAGAAATAGTTTATTGTTAGAAACAGATTACTTTGCGTTGTCTGATAACACGCTTAGTGCTGAAATGACTACATACCGTCAGGCGTTGCGTGACATAACAGACACATACGCATCACTGGACGATGTTGTTTGGCCAACAAAACCATAGGTAAAAAAATGGAAACTAATTTTATAAGAGAGTATTATAACGCTCTTCCAAAAAGAGAGTGTGAAAAGTTAATACACTTCTTTGAGGCAACGGTTAACAGCGGTAACATTTATGTTAGCAAGGGTGAAGTGGATAATGGAGGGGGTGTTAATAGGGCAGATGAAGCTATATATCTTGAAAAAGTTTCACTCGAAATAAATGAAAAAATTAATGAAATTGTGGGAGCTTGCTGGGAAAAATACCTAGAAGAGTTCCCTTTTCTTTCTGATTTTGCTGTTGCTTCCCATACTAGCAAAATGCAAAAAACAAAGCCTCGAGGGGGCTTTCACACTTGGCACTGGGAACACAAAGGCACTAACCATCAATACAGAAACAGGATGGCTACTTGGACATTGTACTTAACAGGCCACGAAGACGAAGGGGAAACAGAGTTTCTTGCTCACGGTCTAAAGGTAAAGCCAGAAGCTGGTAAGTTTTGCATTTTCCCTGCTGACTATACTGCCGTTCATAGAGGCAACCCCGTCTACAGCAAAAACAAATATATTATTACTGGGTGGTATGAATACCACGATACAGGAGCATGATGATGGAAATGAGCAATCTTCTTGACGTTCTTATATTCGTTATAATCGCTGGAGGTGGTTGGTATATTAACCAACTCACTGGCAGGGTGAACCGTCTTGAGGAACGCATAAATTCCACCAGAGAAACCTTCATACACAAAGATGAGATGTCTGTGATGATGGGACGCATCGAAGACAGGTTTGCTAGGTTAGAAGACTTAATACATAGAATGATGGATAAGTGATTTACCACACTAAGGTTTATTAATGACTGAATGGGTTGTAGCATTTGTTTTGATTATGTATCAGGGGGTAGGCGATGACCGAAGAGCAATTGCTAAAAATTTGCTACACTTTCGTTCTGTTGATGATTGTAATTACTTCGCAAAGCAAGTTACCCGAACCCACGGAAATTACCAGCATTTGGATTTAGTTGACCCACGCGATAGGGTTACAGCATACTGCTTACCGAAAGCAATCGACCCTAGTAAAACGAAAGTGTATTAATGTTAGCTGAACTAGCCGCCGCCAATGCCGCCTTTGGCGTTATCAAACAAGCAGTACAAAACTCTGGTGATTTGGCTAGAGCTGGTTCTGCTATTGCTAAGTTTGTTGGTGCAAAAGAAGACTTAGAAAAGAAGGTAGCTGGCAAGAACAAA